GCATCTATTTAAAATAGTTGGCAATACACCAATTTCAGATTCAGCCATTAAGATAACATGCATATTCTTAGATGGCTCTTCTATGAACTTTAAAATCTTATTTTGTTGTTTTTCAGTAATGCCTTTTAAATCAATGAAATAAAACTTTTCTAATGGGCATCTATAATAGTCTTGTAACTGTTCAGTAGAGATATCAGTTAAATCAATATTTTCAAAGTCTAGCCCTAAATGTTCTGCAAACGCTGCAGCTACCCAGCTTTTACCGCAACCGGATTGTCCCAAAAAGATCATAGTTTTAGGGACAGTTTCTAAGGTATGTCCAAATAAAGCGTCAACTAATCGTTTTTGTCCGATAATTGGTCGCATTATTTAGCCTCCATTCTGCAGAATCTTAGCAAGAATGCTTCGATTGTGGTTTTGTAAGATGTGTCATATTTAATAATAGGCTTAAGCTCTAATAAAGTATCGGCAAGTCTATTAAACCATTTTGTGCCACCTTCTACCATAACCGTATTTTGAACTACTGGATTATTTGTTGTAGCTAAATATTCAGGAATATTCGTTAATTGAATATTATTGAATAAAATATATTTAGTTAAATCTAAAATAAATTCAAGATAAATATCAATAAAGTTCTTTAAGTCTGTGCCGTTTGCGGAAAGCTTTTCGATTGTAGCAAAAATGTCTGATTCTTTTTTATCTTGCAATGCCCAAGTTAATGTGAACATTGCTTCATAAGAAATGTCATTAAGAACTTTCTTGACATTATCAATAGATAAATCCTTAGAATAATCAGCACATTGCTCTAATCTCATAATAGCATCACGCATGCATCCATGAGATGTCTTGCTAATCAAATCACAAGCCATATCATAATTTAAATAGCCTTCTTGCTTACAGATGTAAGCTAAACGGTCCTTAATTTCTGAAATATTGATCTTAGAAATAGAATAACGTTGCATACGATTCAAAATAGCGACAGGCAATTTATTTGGCTCTGTGGTGCAGAACATAAAAATCGTATATTCAGCTGGTTCTTCAATTCCTTTTAAAAATGCTTTCCAACCTTCAGGGGTAATAGCATGGCACTCATCAATGATGAAAATTTTATATTCTCCAACTAAATCTCTTTGTGAAGCTGACTCTACAATAGCCCTAACGTTATCTACGCCATTATTAGAAGCGGCATCAATTTCAATTGGCTCACCAATACCTTTATTGATAGCTTTAGCGAAGATTCTTGCGATAGTGGTTTTGCCGCATCCAGAGTCTCCAGCAAAAAGATATACATGCTTAAAACTTCTATTTGCAATAACCTTTTCTAAAATGTCTTTTGTAATTGATTGTCCGCATACGTCAGCAAATGTTTGTGGACGATATTTAACTGCAAGTGTTTCTGTCATAGTATAATCTCCTTAAAGTATCGCTATTTGTGTTATTTCTTCTGTTGGTAGCCAACCAGACCACATAATAGAAGTATCTTGGTTTGTTTCTTGGTTAAATGCAATGCTGTCTACCCGAATCATTTTGCCCATAACCTGTGAAACGTATATTTTCAAGTAAGGCATTTTTGGAGAGGTTCCGTTATTCCAATTAGATGCTAATACAGACGTGCTATTATTAACTAAGCTACCTGGTACTTGAATTAAATACATTTTGCCTAAATCATATCTTGGTTTACTGTATTTTGGAATTAAATAAGTATTTGTTTTCTCGTCGTAATTACTTAGATTAGCGTAACTACAATGTTCTAACTGAGCTTTAATAATTTCTCTCATAAACACCTCATCTATATATTATACAACAAAAGGGCCAGCAAATTGGCCCTTATTTTTAGAATTTTAATTTTATCGTTCGTCTTTATCGTTTAAGTATTCTAATAATTCTTGGAAGAGGCTTTCATCAATAATATAATGATTTTCCTCTCCTGGGCCAAAGCTGAAGACTAATGCCGAATATGGTTTTCCCATAAAAACGGCTTCTTCAGTATTTTTTACAAACCAATCTTTTCTTATGGTTATTGTGTCTGACGATTTTGTTTTGGTTTTTGCTTCTAGTAAGAATTTTTCTGTTAGCACATCGCCCTTAGACCAAGCTGTAGCACCACTATTTGGCGTTCTTGATCCTTGAGTTGCTTCTGCTATCGCTGTCTCTTGTTTTTTAGAGTAGTATCTAGTTGGCTTCTTACCGGAACCATCTTCTTTGATACGCTCCCTAACGCCAACAGCCATTATTCTTGTCCTTCTGCGTCTGCTGAAGCAGTTTCATTAGCTGCAGGGCTATCGTATTGTTTATCAACAGCTGCTTGTTGACTAGAGATTTCAGCATTCGTTCTTTCATCAAGAAGTTCGCCATAAGAGATATTGTCATCTCTAGAAATATATCTATTTAACATAGCAAGATATTCTGTTTGGAATGGAATGTTGGCTTTGATATAAGCGACCATATCCTTTTGATAGCCTTTTAGGATTTTGCCATCTTCGTCAGTATAAGCTTCACCAGTCTCTAAGTTAATTAGAGTGCAATATGAGCCATTCTTTTGAATGAATCCAAAGCCTAAGGCAATTTCTAATAAGTCGTTAATCCAGTCAAGGCCTGTAGCATAACGGAATGTTAGGAATCCACCGCCACGAGCACATGAACCACATTTGTTCTTCATAATCTTGAATACTAAGCGGAAACCGTCTGCGCCTTCACCTGGGTCCTTGCCTTGTTTGTAGTAGTCCATATTGTCTTCTAATGTGAACTTACGAGTTCCGAAACGAACGATAATTGAAGAGTAGAACATTGGGGCCATACCACATGGTTCTTTATATAGTTGAATACCAGTGAATGTCTTACCACCATCACGAACTTGGTTAATCATAATAAAGATGTTATTCTTTTGAGCAACCATTTCTGCCATTTTGGCACAGAATGGGTATAATGGTTTTGCCATTGTTGCTCTCATACCAGCATCTTTTGTCAAATCACTTTCTAAAACAGCTGAAGGAATCAAAGCAGGAAGTGAGTCAAGAACGATTGCTCCGACGTCATCTGCCATTTGTATTTCTTCAATCATGTCTAATACTTGCTGACCTGATTGTCCATTTGGATTAACATAATATAACTTAGATAAGTCTAAGCCTGTCATTTTAGCCCAGAATCTAAGATCTAACGTATGTTCTGCATCGACGAATACGCAAGTCTTATCAGGGAAAGCTCTTTGATATGCTGCTAAAACAACGCAAGCAGCACCGGTCTTACCAGAATGGAATAAACCGGAGAATTCATATAAACGGCCTAAAACCAAGCCGCCGCCTAAAATATAGTCTAAACCTAATGCATTAGTTGGTAGCCTTTCGTAATCTGGCTTGATATCACTAATAATCATTAAGTTATTATCTTTGTATTCTTTGTTAAGTTTTTTTGCTAAGTCTGCTAATGTGCCCATAAAATCATCTCCTTAAAATCCCCAAGTTTTTTTGCGCAAGCGCTTTCTAGCTCTTTCGCTCTTGGCGGCGCTATTTCTAGCTTTTTGCTTCATAGCGGTTCTCATCTTTTGTTGGCGAGCCTTACCAATTGCTTTATATGCTTTTTGAATTGCCATAATTAGAATTTACCCTCGTTTAAGATAACACGACCATTTGTAGTTCCAGGAATGTCAGGAGTTCCACCTACATTCATGAATTTAGTTTCTTGCATTCTTGACATCAAGATGCTCTTCATGGCATCTACAAGTCTATGACATTGATCGAGCTTTGTTTTAAGCAAATTAGCAACGAGATTATATAATGTTTCTGCGACAGTTTCGGCAGAGGTAGCAACTAATGCTAGTTTATCTTTAACAGCAGCAGAACCCTCTAAACCATTGAAGCTAACAGCGAATCTTTCTTTTTGAATAGCATCAGCAAGTTCTGCTTTTAAAGCAGCTTTTTCTTTGATTTCGCTGATACTAAATGCCTTTAATTGAAGGTCTAAGATATAATCTCGAATTTGGTCGATGGTTAAGGTATGAATAGTTGCGTTTAATTTAGAAACAAGCTCATTAATAGGTTTAAATAAAGGCTCTAACATATTGTTAGCAATCTCAACTAAGTCACCGTAAGTAGTTTCTACGCTATTTAATGCATCTTCTAATTTTTTATCCATAATTTATTCATCCTTTATTAAACAAGTATAGTCAGATTCCATAAAAACACGTAATTTTGTTGATGGAACATCTATTATATTATACGATTTATCGGCAAGCATTTTAAGGCTTATTGACTTATGTCCGTCTGCTCTCATCTTTAAAGCTTCTGATGCGGGACATGCGATTACCTTATCATGTTTGCTATACCAAACTATGATATACTGCTCTACTTTTTCCATTCCGATGTAGTCTTTTAATCGGTCTAATTGAGGAATCTTAGAGAAGTTAATGGTACCTTCTTGTGTTTCTTTACATTCAAGCATCCAGAGTATACCATGATTAAATGCTAAGAAATCGCAAGGGTTTTGACTTGTATCCTTATAACCGGTAATTTGGTCTGGGATACGATAGATAAAAGTGCCTGGAAAGCACTTTTTTCAATCCATCTTAAAATGTTCCTCAAACTTTTTACCAAGATTAGCAGCCATTAGAAATTCACCTTGCTTCTATCTAACTCTGGAATTAAGTTGCTTACTGTTCCGCGTGTAATTACCATGGAACGTCTGTTACCACAATTCAATGTGATATGTTCTAATTTACTAGAATCTAATACTGATTTAACATCAGCAATATTTACATAAAGGTCATAAGCACCTTCGATATAGCTGCCGTTTTCGGTATTTACCGATTCAGAGTTTTTAAACTTATCAATCATGGTAATGTCATCAGCTGTAATAGAAAGTCTGACTGGTAGATAAATCATATTTGGCTTTTCTCCACTCTTATTGAATTTATGGAAAGCCATAAGTCTTGTAATAGCTGCAGATAATGCAGTTGCTGAAACAACTACTTTATAATCATATGCTTCTTTGACATAACGTTTTGTAGCCATACAAGGTGCTTGGACTTTGCTAAGCAATACATCGTCACAAGTAATAACAGCGGCCAAGTAAACATTTTCAGTCTCCATAACCATTTTGGTTCTAATAGTTCCATTTGGAAGTGGGTCTTGACCTAAACTGAATAAAACATCTTCTTTAAATAATTTAAATAATTTAATAATTCTGTCATTTAATAAGAGTTTTACGGGCTTTTCTAAAGTAAATGAGTTTAAACAAGCGCTGTTTGTAAATGTGAAACATCCTGTTTCATCGATGTAATATAGCTTTTGAAGTTCTGTAGCGTCAGCAATGCTTTTCGCTTTTTGGACTTCTTTGCTATTTACATTGATAATGCTTGTTAGAATATCATTGCTGATTGTCATTTCAACTGTTTTGTTCTTAATGTGAATGACAGGCAATTCCATTAATTTATCATTTTCATAAATCATAGCCACTTTATAATTGCTCTTGCCAGTGGTAATGACAATGTTGTTGTCTACGATATTCAAGTCAAATGTTTCTGTGGTTAAACCAGAAATAAGCGATAAGAATAAAGAGGCATCAACTACTGCTCTAAATGGGTCGGTTAATTCTCCATCAATTGGAAACTTAACTGCCACATAGTATTCTTTATTTGTGACATTCAAGTATAAACTTGATTGCTTTGCGACTAATTCTACATTAGCCGCAGTTTTATCATGGCTATCAATAGCTAATAAAATCTTATTGACAACCTCTTGAAACTCTTTTGTTTTAATTTGCATTTGATAACCTCCTAAAAACTTAAATCAGCTTCATTTGCGATTACATCATATAATACAGCATTATCATGCTCTGGATGCTTTGCATAAACCTTTGCTAATGCTTCATCTCTTGAAAGGGCAGGAACGCCATGGTCTGGGTCGCCTTTTTCAAGCTTCTTGAATTCTTCACGAATTGCAACAGCGGCTTCATCTTCATACCAGTGAGAGACGTTGTATGGGTCGCATTTCATAGGCACATTGATATAAGGTTTTGCGGTATCGATCATTACTTGTGGCAATCTTTGTTCTACTGCATCCGCATAAAGTGCTGGGCACTCAACTAAGACTTCATCGTGAACGGTGATTACTAAGTGAGCATCCATTTCATTTAGAATTGGGTCTCTGTCGATATTAATCATTGCTAACTTTGTCAAGGAAGCAGCTCCGCCTTGAATACGAGCATTGAAGCATTGTCTTTCGGCTTGAGCCCTACGACCAGTATTAGCGGTAATGATAACGCCATCTTTTTCGGCTAATTTTGCCAAATCTGTGTATTTTTGGTTACTTACTTCATCATTTGGTGTCCACTCTCTGCCATCTTCTAAACAACGTCTTCTTTGTGCGTCTTGAGATTTGGCAATGGCTTCTTCCATAATGCCTCTCCACTTTGCGATAAGTGGATCAGAATCTGTAACCCTGTTTTTGCAAACTAAGAATGGATTGAAATTATCTTCGCTCTTGTTTTCTTTTAATTCAAAGCTATATGGTTCTAAGTTGATTTCTGGTAAGTGTCTACGACGACCAGCCCAATCCTCAACATAGCCAACTTTCTTTAATGAAGCTTTTGAAGCTTCGATTTCTTCACGAACTCTTGGGAATTGGTTAAAGAAGTTATCTAATAGCTCTTGGCCTTCTTTAGCACCTTCTTTTCCAGTTTTACCCATTCTCTCACCAGCTGTTTTACCAGACATACCATAAGTAGCTGCTAATAACATTGTTTTAGCAGAAGCACGTCTTTCTTTACCTGCTTTGTGCAAGTGGGTCTTTTTACCACAGATAATCTTTTTGCCATCAAGCTCGATTTCTGTGCCTTCTGGATAAAATTCAAGATTTTCCCAGTATTCATTATTATACATAGATTGAGCAATAACCGCATAAAGGTCTTTGCCTTCTTCATATGCTTGAATCATCTTTTGGTCTTGACTAATGAACGCGGTTAATCTTGGCTCTTGCGCAGAATAGTCTGAACCAATTAATTTATATCTTGTTCTTAATAGAACTGTACCAGAATCCTCTAAAGCTAATAAATAAGTCTTTTTAGCTTTATCATATTTAAGATAAGAAATACGAGTATTGTTACCATCTGCAAAAGCGATTCTAATGTCTGTGGTTAAATCTTTGCCGAACTTATAGTCATCGACAGTTGCGATTTCAGAGATTTCTGGAATTTCAAATACTTCACCAGCGGTAACATTAATGGTAGATTCCTCGACCTTTGCTTTGAAAAGCATACGAATTTCCTTATTATGAGATGGAATATTTTGAATATTAATTCCACTGATTTCAACAGCTTTATCGCCATCTAAGAATTTCCATTTACCGCCTGAAGAATAACGACCAGTATCGGTTCCCATAGAATTAAGCTTAAATCTGATTCTGTGGTCTGGCCAGTGTTTTGCTAACTCAGGGATGACATCAATATAAGTAGTAATCAACTTAACAATGCCACGACGTTTTAAGATTAATTGGCAAAGCGCAATGTCTGGACGTTTTTCAACGATAGCCTTTAATTCGTCTTCACCTGTTCCTCTTGGTGATTTTTTGCTTACTTGAGGACATTTTAAAACGTCATAGAATAAGATAGCTAACTGAACTGGCGAAGCCATATTAATAGGGTCGCCTAATTGTTCAGATTTTGGTTTCGTTTCTTTATATTTATCGCCTTTTTCATCAGTTAGATTATAGACTTCTTCGATTTTTTCACGAGACATCTTTGACTTCTTAGGCACATACATTCTTGTTTTTGCATTTGCCTCAGGAGTCAATCTCCAACTATCGATTTCAGGCTTTAATTTTTCTAATTCCTTAGCAATAGCCTCATCGATTTCAGCTAATTGCTTATTATATTTTTCTTTGAGTTTTTCGCCAAACTCAAGATCAACGCAAACTCCGCGCAATTCCATTTTGGCCGTGACTTCGACGATTGGCTCTTCAATACCCTTAAAAAGCTTTTTAAGTTTGGCATTGTCTTGTCCGTCGAAAAATGGCTTTTCCCAAAGGTAAAGCTTATCGGTCATCATAGAGTCTGTAGCGGCATATAATGCGAAGATTTCAGGGTCTACATATTCATAAGGAATATCTTCAAATAATCCTTCAATATCATATTTAGTTTGAGATGGATCGATTTCTGTTGTATAAATCCATTTCAAGCTAGTACGTTTTTCGCTATACTTGTTTTCGTCCATAAGACGAGCAGCAATAATGGTATCCCAGTCTGGTGGCAATGCAATTTTACAAGTTTGTAAGATGACTTCATAGTCGAACTTGCCGTTATGCATTACAATGAAAACTTTATTATCTAATAGCCTTTGAAGTTGTGCTCTACAGTCAGCTTCTGTCATTTGCCAAGACAATCTGATTTTTGTGTCAACATCTACGTGGTTAACAGGAATATACGCTTGTTTTTCTCCTGGAACGTATAAACAGAGACCAACGATTTTACAAGTTGCCGGGTCAGTGCTGTTATTAGTTTCAGTATCGACTGCGATTCTTCCTACTTTGATTGCCTTACCAATATAGGCAGAAAAGTCATCAAGATTTCGAATGACGACTGTATTTTCTCTCTGTCTTCCTAATGTCTTGATGACTTTTTCTGTAATGATAGCAAGACGTTCATGAATAGAGAGCTTTTTAGACTTCAGTAATTTTTCTGTGTCTGTTTCGGAAGCTTTCGCAGCTACCGATTTTTGAACAAGTTTTTTAACTGCTGACTTTGAACTAGTAATGTCTAAATCAAATTCAGCTCCAAAAAGTCCTTCCATAATAGTCCTCCTAAATAATAGTTTTGGTTGTGGTTAATTAAAATGAGAATCCGTTAAAGTTTCTCGCAGGTCTGCCAGTTGTTGCAGGTGCTTCTTCAGCTTTTGGTGCTTCTGAAACAGGAGCTTCTGAAACAGGGGTTGTAGCTGAAGCTTCAGTCTTAACAGTAGCTGGGGCTGGAGCAACAGTAGCAGTTGCTGCAGGAGCAGCTGATGCCTTTTGAACTTCTGGGAATGAGCCAGTAGCTAAGAATGTTTCAATTTCTTCAAGGGTCTTTTCCCAATAGCTATGTTTAGCAATATTGAAGTTAGTGAATGCGCTGAAATCAGTTGAAACAGCTTCTGGTTTATCGAATAGAGGGATGTATGAAATAGAATAAGTTGTTTGCATACTTCCAGCTTCGCCGTTACGGGTAACTTTGAAGACATGTTCTTTAAGATTGCCATAATCTCTTAAAAGATTAGCGATTTCACGAGAGAATCCAGCAGGGCGTTCCCAAATAACTGGAACTGCAACTGAGAAACTTTGTGTAGTGGCATCTTTGTATGCAACTAACATTTGGACATAGACCTTCTTAGCAGCTTTGCCAATAGCAGTATTGCCTTCAGCGACAGCTTTGCAAAGAGGGCAGGTGTCGGCATAGGAGCCAACTTCATTGAGGCAGCTGATCTTCATCCAATTAGTAGAGGCGCCAAGTTGGTGAACAGTTGCGAATTGAAGTTCGTCTAAAGAACTAACGTTGATACGAACAAGGGCTTCATCGCCATTATTCTTAAGTTTGAAGAAACCGACTTTCACGGCAGTTGAAGCAGAGCCACTTTGAGCTTTCGCAACAACGTTTTGATAATCTGAATACTTAAATTGTGACATGTATTTTTCTCCTTTATATTTTATAAGTATCTTTGTTATATTATACAACCCTTACAATTATGAATTCGCAGCCTCTTTGATTATTTTTACGAATTCGTCCTTGCTTAGGTCGTTAATATCTTTTTTTCCGTCAGGAAATTTGACGTCAACAATAATGATTCGCTTATCAAGCTTTGATTTTAATGTCTTGGTAAAGCGACGTCCTGCTTCGTCATTGTCGAACATTGCATATAGCACTGTAATGCAGGACTTGTTTAATTGGCTGATTTGATAGTCTGAGATTTTTCCAAATGTAGCACAAGTTGGATATCCGTATTCCCAGCCTGTCAAGCAGTCGAATGGGCCTTCTGTTATGACAGCCGTTTTATAATTATTCTTAACTATATAGTTAAGACAATAAACTGGTTTTTCAACGTCCTTATCTAAGTAGAACGTTTTTGTATCTATAGACCTTTTAGGCAACATTACCAAATTGCCTTTAATATCGTAAGTTGGAAATATGACTTGTCTATATTTAGGGTCATATCTTATCTTAAAAAGCTCGCAGATCTCACGTGAAAGTTTTCTTTGTGCTAAATAAGGCGTCCAAGTTAGATAATTATCTAAAATGCTTTCATCTAATATAACATGAGTTTTTTGGTTTACGCCAATTCTAATTGGATCGTCCATGAAGACTTGCTTTTCGATTATCTCAGCACTGAAATTATCAAGAATCCATTTCTTAGCATAATCCTCTGAAGCACCGAAACAACCGGCTACAAATTTTAGAAAACTGCCTTTTTCGTCACAGCCGAAGCAATGAAACACTCCATCGTTTTTTCTAATGAAACATGAGCCGTGTTCTTCTTGACCGCCAGAATGGAATGGACAGCTTACTACGATATCTGTCGACTTATCTTGAATGTCTTTTAACTTGCCATTGGTAAGCACAAGCTTAAGCCTGTTTATTACCGCAAGCAAGTCAGTATGTAAGACTAATTGATTGTTAATTGTGATCATAATTAGAATGGACGACTAGACACTGGGGCATCCAAGCTTTCGTAATCTCTGATTTCTTCAGAATATTGAGATTCGTCTTCTTCTTTGCTTGGGTCTAATGGAATGAAATT